GCCATAGAGAGAATAGTCTACGATCATGAGTTTGGCATGAGAGTGTGTCCGTTTATTAAACACGTGCCCGTGCCCGATCGTTCAAAGCTTATCAGAGACCTACAGAAGTCTGTTCAGCCTGGCAAGCACTGCTACGCCTCCGACTTCAAAGCTTTTGAATCACATTTTACCCCTTTACTCATGAAAAATGTGGAATGTGTTCTATACGACCACTGTTTATCTTCGTGGGACCTTAACAGCGCTACGGATGCTACCGCCCACACCGGAAGGAACGTTTTGCACACACGCTCCGGCCTCAAGATCTCCATTGAGGGGCGGCGCATGTCCGGTGATATGTGCACATCACTTGGAAATGGATTCACGAACCTCATGCTCTTCATGTATGTTGCCCACAAGAAACATGGTTCAATTGAAGGGTTCGTGGAAGGAGATGACGGCATCTATGTCACAGACGTCGTCATGGAATCGTCAGATTTTCTCTTGCTTGGTTTTGAAATCAAGATTGAAGATCTTGCCCTTGAATGTGACAACGACCTGCGTACTGCCTCGTTTTGTGGCCTCATATTCTCCAGCAATGCTATCATAAGAGACCCAAGAAAGTTCTTTTGTGGCTTCGGATGGACAGGATCTTTTCTTGGGGCCGGAGACAAAATCATGCAAGAACTGCTTAGAGCTAAAGCCCTCTCTGCTTGTTACGAGACTGGCCAGTGTCCAATTGTTGGCAAATTAGCTCGCTATGCTCTTAAGGTCACTCGCGGATCACATTACAGGTTTGTCGACGATGGCTACCACAACTATGCGCATGTGGAAACCGATGAGTCGAAAATTCCCGAGTTTGCGCCCGATTCGGCCACGAGGGTGTTGATGCACAAGATCTACGGCATCACGCCCGCGGCGCAAATTGAAGTGGAGAACTTGATTGAACAAGGCCGCTTTGATGAAATCGCCTCGTTCATACCTCCTCTTGTCAACGACTTGCATGTCGCTGATTCGATTCTATACTCGTCTACGTTTCTTGAAATCACTTAGGTGCTGCTACGCTGGAAACGTCTTGGGACAATAAACTTGTTCTTTCTGGTTGAATGTTGGTGCGGGCCTTACTCCCGCCTTTCGACTCGATTGCGCATTAAAAGAGTGTTTTGTCAATTTCCTCACACTCTACTGTAAAAATAAATAAAGGAGGCTTGACACCTAC